CGCGCAAGTAATCAAGCAACAATGAATAGACAAGATTTTGAAGCACTTAGCCAAACAGAGCGAGGCAAATTCTTTAAATCAGGTGGTAAACTAGTTGACTAATGTCAACATTCTCTTATAATTTTTAAAGGAAAATATTAAATGGCTAACGTTTTAACTTCACTTGCTGCTGACATTTACGCAGCACGCGATATAGTAGGTCGCGAACTTGTAGGTATAATACCTGCTTGTATGATTAACGCAGATGGTTCTAAAAGAGCTGCAAAAGGTGACACTGTACGCGCTGCTTATACTCGCGCTGTAACTGTCTCTACTTCTTACGCACCAGCAATGGCAATTCCAGAAGGCACTGATCAAACTATTGACAATAAAACTATGTCTTTAGACACTTTTGCTAACGTCCAAATTCCATGGACTGGTGAAGACATGAAACACATGGACAACGGTGCCGGTTTTCAATATGCATATTCTATGCAAATTCTGCAAGCTATGCGTGCAATTGTTAATAAAATCGAGCTTGATTTAGGCGTTGCTGTAGACTTAGGCGCTGGAATGGGCTATGGTACTGCTGCCACTACTCCTTTCGCATCTAACTTGAACGACCTTTCAAACATTCGTCGTCTGTTAGTAGATCGCGGATGCCCTGACGATGGTCAAATATCTGCTGTCTATAATACTGCTGCTGGCGTAAACTTACGTAATTTGTCTAATCTTTACAAAGTGAACGAAGCTGGTAACGAGGATCTTTTAAGGCGTGGTGTTTTGCTTGACCTTTACGGCATGAAAATACGTGAATCTGCACAAATCGCATCTCACACTGCTGGATCTGGTGCTTCTTATCTGTTAAATGGTGCTGTCGCAGCTGGTGCAACTTCTATCACTGTCGACACTGGTTCAGGTACTATACTAGCTGGTGACGTTGTAACCATCGGTAACTTTAAGTATGTTGTAGCAACTGCTTTAGCTGCCAACGTTTTCACTATTAACAGTGGTATGCGTGAAGCTGTAGCTGATAACACCGCTATAACTGTTGCTGCTACTCAAACTGCTAACGTTGCTTTCCATCGTCAAGCTGTGGAATTAGCAATGCGTCCTATAGCACTCCCTATGGGCGGTGATTTAGCTGTTGATCGTATGACTGTACAAGATAACTTCTCTGGACTAGTATTTGATATCGCTGTTTACAAAGGCTACCAAAAAGCTATGATGGAAGTTAGTTGCTTATATGGCGTAAAAGTTTGGAAACCTGATTTTGTTGTGAAACACATGGGTTAATCTAGCTAGAGGGCGCAAGCCCTCTGCTTTTATTAAAGGCTTTGATATGACTGTAATAGTAGAAGATGGGTCAACAGTAGCGAATGCTAATAGCTATGTAAGTGAAGCTACATTAGTAGCGTTTGCTCTAGCACGTGGTGTCACACTAGCTACAGACTCAACAGAGCTTTTAATAAAAGCAATGGATTACATCGATTCATTAGATTATATCGGAATTAAGAAGAATTATACACAAACTACACAATGGCCTAGATATGACGTGTGGATAGATGGATATAATTTTTATTCTGATCAAATCCCACAAGAATTAAAAAACGCTCAATGCTTAACGGCTATGGCTATAGAAGAAGGCACAGACCCATTAGCTAATTTAGCTAGGACAGTTACACAAGAAACGATAGGTAATCTTTCTGTTAGTTATGCTAGTTCTGGTGCATCACAAGAGCTAAATATTAAAATTGGGCAGACGCTTAGGAAATTGTTAAAAGGCGGCTGGACTGGCGGCAACACTTTTAAGTGCGTTAAATAATGAGTTTAGCAACGTTCCGCGCAACAGCTACACGATTAATCACAGACTATGGTGTTAATGTTACACATATACACGATTTAAGACACTCTCCGCATCTAAATGAGAACGCTGTTAATACAGGTCGAAGACGCTTACAAACACTAAGGGCTTTTCTTACATCTTATACAACAGATGAAATAGATAATACACAGATTTTAAAAAACGATATTAATGCAAGCTTCGATTATAAACACGAAATAGAAATTGGTGACAAGATTAGCACTAATAACAAGATCTATCGTGTAATGTCTGTAGATGCTGTAAAATACAAAGGTGATATAGTGAAATATCAAGTGCAGCTTAGAATATGAGCATACTAGTTTGTTTAGAAGATAAATTGCTTACACTAGATACAGAAGCAATTGTACTACAGAACGGATATACAGAAAATTTAGAAAGCTATACAGGTGCACAAGTATTTGGTACATTAATGCCTGTTAGGTCTGTGCTTTTTAAGCTTGACGGCACACAAGAAGAAAAAGGGATTTATCAAATAGATATATATGCACAAGCAGACTACGGACATAAAAAAATAGAATCAATTGCGGATGCGATTGTGACATTATTTAAGAATCAAACACTAACAGACGGCACTAGCACAGTGTATATACAAGCAGTTTCACGAACTAGAATAATGCGGGTCGAAGCAATGACAAAGACTTTTATCGAAGTTCAATACTTGGCGTATGAATAATGACAAGACGAATATATAGCAATAATTTTTTTAGTTCTCTATTAGTTGCTCTAAGCTCTTCAGCTACTACGCTTTATTTAGCTAGTACAACTAACCTCCCAACAATAGGCTCCAATTATTTCTATCTCACACTAGATGATTTAAATGGCGGAATAGAAATAGTAAAAGTAACGGCTGTTACTTCTAACGCGCTCACGATTACACGCGGACAAGAAGGCACTACAGCTAGGGCATGGGCAATCCATAGCTTAATAGAACTTAGGCCTACAGCTCTTTCTTACGATGCTAGTCACGTACTTTCTGACTATAGCTTGACTACGGTAACACCTGCAGCAGGTGATATCTTCTTTGCTGAAGATGCTAGCGACTCGAATAATCTTAAAGGCGTCACGATGGCGGACATAGCCACTTACGCAGCAGCAGCAGGCATTGCAGATGGTGATAAAGGAGACGTCATTGTCTCAAGTTCTGGTTCTGTATGGACTATAGACACAGCAGCAGTTAGCTTAGCAAAAATGGCTAATCTTGCTACAAGCAGTCTAATTGGTAGAAACACAGCAGGCACAGGCGTGCCAGAAGCGCTTAGTTATTCTACAGTTAAAACAGGGATGTCATTAAACAACGTAGAAAACACTGCATTAAGCACGTGGGCTGGTAGCAGCTCAATTACTACAGTCGGTACATTATCAAGCCTTACTTTCGGGCAAACAGCATTAAGTTATTATGGAGAAGGTACATGGACACCTGCCCCAGCCGGTGCTAGTGTAGCAGGTAGCCCCACAGGTACTTTTTCAGGGCATTACACTCGTATAGGTAGACAAGTATTTGGTACAGCGAGACTAACATTTACTAGCTTAAGCACGATGTCTGGTAATTTTCAGGTATCTGGCCTCCCGTTCACTTGTAAAAATAGTACTGGTGCTGATGGTCAAGTATGTATCTTATTAAGAAATAATATGACTAATGAATATGTTATTACAGCGATGATACCAATCAACGGTACAACAATACAATTTTATGATGCTGCTTTAGATAACACTAACGTCAGCTGTTCAGACTTATCAGCTACAACAGATATAGCGCTTAGTTTTGCGTATAACGTCTAAGAGAGCATAAATGACAAGACTTATAAGAAGTACTAACAACGCTAATATAAATCTAACCCCAAATGGTACCGGGTATGTAAATATTTCCAGTGATTTCACAGCACTGAATAAAGTATCTCGAAATATCATAATTGGTGGAGATTTTAGTCAAAACCCATGGCAGCGCGGAACTACGTTTGCAGCGGCTGCTACTGGTAGCTATTCAGCAGATAGATGGATGATAAGCTATGTAACTAGTGCAGTTGTTACAATGTCACAACAAACAGACGCCCCTACAGTGGCACAAGCTGCTATATATAGTGCAAACTGCTTGCAATGTGCTGTAACCACTTTAGATAGTTCTATAGCAACAGGTGATTTTTTTAGTATATCACAACGCATAGAAGGTTATAATTTTACTCGTATAGCTCAACGAACTTTCACATTATCTTTCTGGGTGAAAGCAGTTAAAACGGGGATTTATTGCGTTGCTTTTACTAACTCTGGTTCTGATAGATCATATGTTGCTGAATATACGATCAATTCGACAGCAACATGGGAATTTAAAACTGTCACTGTAACAGCAAGCCCTAGCGCTGGCACGTGGGATTATACTAATGGCATAGGATTAAGAGTGAGGTTCTGCTTAGCTGGCGGTGCTACATTCCAAACAACTGCTAACGCTTGGCAAACAGGTGATTTTCATTGTACATCTAATCAGGTGAATGGCCTTGATTCTACTAGTAACACATTTAGACTTGCGTTAGTACAGATTGAAGGTGGTCGAGTTGCGACGCCGTTCGAGGTCAGTCATGTGTCTACGGTATTGAGAGATTGTCAAAGATACTATTTCAAAACTTTTGCGCAAGGCACAGCCCCAGCCCAGAGTGCAGGGACAACGGGATGCTTATCTTACAGAGTAACTACTACAGGAGTGAGCCCATCGGGACAAAAATTAGATTTCCCTGCAACTATGCGCACTACTCCAAGTACAATTACCACGTTCAGCACAAGTGCTGCTAGTGCAGACTGGTATAATAGCACTCTCTCATCAGCTTCAGGAACTCCAACAACCACGGCAGCAGGTGATAGGGGTTTATATGTCTTAAATCCACAGGTCGCTGGCGACTCTGGTTTAGGTAATCAAATAGGTATACATGTAACTTGTGATGCGGAGCTATAATGGCACAATTAATACGCTCGACAGCTAATCAAAATATAAACTTAACGCCTAACGGAACGGGCGTTGTAAATATGTCTTCTGATGACATTGCCACTAATAAGGTTACTACTAACCTTGTAATCGGTGGAAACTTCACTACAAACCCATGGCAACGAGGCACAACATTTAATTCATTAGCATCCTCTTCATATAGTGCAGACAGATTCTTAGTGCAGTACAGCTTTGACGGGGCTGTTAACGTAACTCGCTCAACAGATGCACCCACTTACGCCCAAGCTGGCGTTGTGACTAGCCATTCATTACTACATACAGTAGCAACTGCTGACGCTACTATAGCAGCAGGCCAGTTTTATCATGCTAGTTATAGAGTTGAAGGGTATGACTGGGCTAAGTTAGCACAAAGAGCTTTTACTTTATCCTTCTGGGTAAAGTCTAACTTAACCGGTACGTATTGTATATCTTTTACAAACACCTCAAACTCCGTATATTTCTTAAAAGAATATACAATAAATAGCGCAAATACTTGGGAACTGAAAACTATTACAGTTCCAGCACTAACAACAGCTGGCACACAAAATTATACAAATGGTATAGGCCTTAGATTGCATTGGTGTTTAGCAGTCGGCACTACAAATCAAGGCACACTAAACGCAAGTTCATGGACAACAGGACAAGCTTTTGGTACCAGTAATCAAGTGAACTGGTGCGGAACTATAAGCAACACGTTTCAACTTGCGCTTGT